ATGTAAGATGCGTGTATGTGATGGACATCCAGCCGGTCAAATGCTCAAATCTCTTATTGATGATGGTTATGTTCCGGGATTTTCACTTCGCGGAGCAGGTTCCGTTGTCGAAAATAATGAAGGCATACTTGAAGTTACAACTGATTACAGACTTATAACTATTGACGTTGTTGGTAATCCATCATTTGACGAACAAGCTCTTATCACCCCCGCATATGAAAGCTTAATGAATGCAAAAATTAAAGTGTTAACGGAAGCAGTTGAAATGGGAAGAAGAGAATTTCTTCTAAATAATATGCCTAAACTAAGCGCGGGCTTTAAAAAGGTTAACCGGAATGCTCTTATATCTGTATTGGAAAACGCTGAATATAGAAGAAAATTATGGAGTTAATAAAAATGAATATAGAAACTATCTTAAAAGAAGAACATCTTAAAAAATTATCTGACCTAGATATAAAAGCAATTAATGAGGCTATTACCACACAGTTTGATACGGCATTAAAGGCTAAACAATCTGAGTTAGAAACATTAACTTCTGGTAAATTTGATAAATTAGTTGAAGGTTTATCTAAAAAGTTTGATGAACAAGTAACTAATGTTATAATTGAAAGCACTAAACAAGGGTCTAACGAGTTTATTAATAACAAATTATATAATATTGTGAAGGGAGTAGTTAATCTTCTTGAGAATTCAGGTATAACAACTACCGAAAAAACAAAAGAATTACAGCAAAAATTAATGAAAGCAAATGCAAATCTCGAACAATCCTGGCGTGAACGCGAAGTTGTAAAATCTCAACTCTCAGATGCTGAAAAAGAAAACTACATACTAATGCAGTTAAAAGGAATGAATCCTGAAATAGTTACATCTGCTCTTGAATATTTTAAAGATAAAGATATACTTGACGTACAAGATGAATTAAAAACATTTATCGATGGTGATTTTTCCGAACTCAATCTCGACAAACAAGATGTATTATCTGGAGATCTCGATTTAGAACAAGTTGCTCAAGCTTGCGAAGAAATTAGAGATAATGGTTTATCTAGAGATATAGATAAAAATAGATTGATAGATAATAACAAACAAAAAGTGTTCGAAAATCTAAATAAAGGATTAAACCAAAGAAAATCTATTGCATCGATTGGTCCTGATATAACTAAAGAAACACTACAAGAAGCAGTAAATATAGCAGCTAATCCTAATATGGAATCTGTAGAAGAAGATGTTAAAGAATCGATGGAACAGATCGATGATTTTAGTAATTTAGGGCTAAATTTTGGCGGCGGAAAGTAACTAAATTCGTTTAAAAAATCCTATTACACGCACATATAGGGGGGTTTTACCCCCTTTTTTGCGTTTTATTGCTAAATTTCGATAAAAACTAAAGTTACTCATATAAGAACTATAAACATATCGTGAAGGCTAAAAATAGTCTTATAATCAAGTTGCAAAACTTAAGAGGTAAAAACAATGCAAAAAACAAAAAGAAAAAGTATGATTCAGAAATGGGCACCCGTGCTTGAGTCTGATATTGGAAAACCTATCAAAAGTAGCGCTGATGCATCCATCATCGCCGCAATGTTAGAGAACCAAGTTAAACTTAATAAAGGTTTCCTTCCGGAATCTGCTAACGTGTCTGGTGACGTAGAGGTTTACCAACAATATGCGCTTCCTTTGATTCGTAGACAGTTCCCTGAACTTTTAGCTATGAACACTGTAGCTGTAATTCCTACAACTACTCCCCAAGGTATTTATTTCGCACTCAGATATCTTTATGACGGTACGGCAAAAGGCGGTGCCTTTCGTGCTGGCAGAAAGATGGAAGTGGGATACGATTTGGATAAAAACTTCGCAGGCGATGCCTATCGCGGCACAGATCCCACAGAGGGCGGCAGAGGTACTCCTTGGACAACTGCTGAGGGTGAATTGCTTTCCAATTATATGGAAAATGGAACAACTCTTAACAGATATAATACTGCTGGTTCTACCGGTGGATACAGCATCAAAACTGCATCTATCAAAGTTATCAAAGGTTCTGTGATTGTTGGTACTCGTGCCATCAAGTCTCACTATACTTTGGAACTTCAACAGGACTTAGCAGCCGTTCATGGCCAAGATATCGAAGCGCTTCTTCTTGAAGCTCTTCAGTTCGAGATCCAACAGGAAATCGATAGGGAAATTCTTGCAGCTCTCGTCTATGTTGCAACCGCACCAGGTCTTGGCGGTGAAGCAAAAATACCAGTTAACCTTGCTTCCACATCGGCACCTATTGACGGTCGATGGGCTGCTGAAAGGATTGCTGGTGGTATCGTAAATACTGTTCTCGCCGTAGCACAAAAAGTTGCTGTGGTTTCGAGAATGGGTTCCGGTAACTTCGCTATCTGCTCTCCTGATGTAATCGCTGCAATGTCAACCCTTAACAACGGTATTTACATCCCTACCTACTTGAACACTAACGTGACTCAAGTACAGGGTGGTGGTGTTGTTGAGTCTGGAACATTGGTAGGTGGACAAATCAAGGTTTACCGAGACATTTATGCCGAAGAGAGCTATGCTCTTATTGGTTATAAAGGTCCTCGTCAAGGTGAATCAGGTATTATCTTCATGCCTTATATTCCTTACATCTTCACAAAGACTGCTGGACAGGAAGACGGAAGCCCAAGATTGATCGTTAAGTCTCGTTATGCTATCGTAGCCAATTTACTCGGCGCAGGCCAGTTCTACCGCTACGTTAAGTTCACTAACATTTCTAGCGCGATCCTCGGTATCAACTCCGATGCTGATACTTCAACCGACAATTATCCTTGGGAAGTTCATGGGGCAACCTATGACGCCGATGATTCAATTGGTGGTATTGCAAGTGGTCAAGGCGATACGGATATATAATCCTATAGTCATCGTACAAATGAAAAGCCTCGGAGAAATCCGGGGCTTTTTCTTTTAACAAATAAAATATATTTTATATTTATAAACTATATTAATAAACGAGGTTTTAAATGGAATTTCCACAATATAGACAACCAGAGGTTTTTACAGAAGAACAACAAAGATTTGTAGGTCAAAAAGCTCCGACTTTAGAAGGATACAATCCACATGAATTTGATGACGATGATGATATATCCCAAGTTATGCAACCAAATATAAGAAAACCTCAATTTCTTGACCTATCAGACCCATCGAAACTGGCTAGACCAGAAGTCTCTCAAGGCGGGTATCCTCAGCCTCAAAGGCAGCAACAGCCACTATATACGCAGGAACCATATACAGCGGGTCCTGACATACAGAATGCAGAAGCCAAATTTGAAAAACTTAATAGTATTATGGATAAAGTTAATGCGGTAGCTGGAATGGTTGATGCTGATGGTAATTCTACACAAAAATTTGCAATATCCGTAGCAATTAAATCTTTACATGATGCTATTAGAATGTTTGAAGAAGTTGATTATTGGATTCCTCAAGGAAAAGAAATGTATGTAGGAAAACTTAAACAAATAGCAGCACCTATCGTCAAAGCACTCAAAGCATATGTAAGTTCTATAGAAAAATTGAAATAAATTATTAATCGTATAAACTATAAATAAATAGGCGGTATATATGTACGGATACGGCGGTAGTAGCAACTTTTTAATCAAACACGAACATCGTGATTTTTTTAGTGATGTGCAGAGATGCGCCAAACATATTGGTGATATTGGCAAAGAAAGCGATAATTTTACCGATAGAGCATATAAGCAATTCCACGCACATGATTTTAATACATTAGCTAAAATTCAAGACGATTTTGAACCAGCTGATAAAACCGCTGGAACACCATTCAGACCGAAAACTCGTAACTATAATCGCATGGAATATGATATGCCAGAACGGCATGACGGTAAAGAACACGCAGACGTAATGAAAAAACTTGATGGCACCGCGATCAAAATAAATGATTTATTAAAAGCATTTGATAAGTCTGGTTATACTCTTGTAAGCGCAGCCACAGCAATAGGCGCTGATCCAATTGTAAAAAAGGATTATGACGACCAAATTAAACTTTAATATTTAGTTTTATTTTTAAAAAAGCCCTATCTTCGATAGGGTTTTTTATTTTATATAAATTGAGCATAAAACCCACCCGTCTTTAGCGGGTGGATAGTTCACAGAATGTCTCTGATATCTGGTTCGTTAGTCTTATTGTTTTGTATAAACTTCATTATTCTTTCTATCGTAGCATCATTTTGTAAAGGCTCTATAACTGGTTTTTCCATAGTTATGTTTGCTCTCTGCACTCCAGTTAGTTGCGCATTAGATACAAGTTTTTCAAATACTGATTGATTTAGAGAACCATCTGCATTACGATTGGTATTTGGATTTGTGTCAATATCAATATTTTCAGTATCTCCTAGTCCAGCTACGCCGACATTCATTTTCTTATACATTTCTCTAATTTCTGGTATCGACAATAAATCAGACAATGGTTTTTCTAAATCAGACAATGGTCTTTCTAAATCAGACAATGGTCTTTCTAAATCAGACAATGGTCTTTCTAAATCAGACAATGGTCTTTCTAAATCAGACAAT